GCTGACCCGCAGGTATTTGCCACCACGGCCGAGCAGAGCGACGCCCATGACGTGAGCTGGGAGCGTGACGCGCTGCAGTTCGGCAAGACCACGTTCACGCTGGTGTGGAAGACCAAGGTTCTGGAGTTGACCCTGCAGCTGTTGCAGAACAACGCTGTTGACCTGGACGGCCACATCGCCAGCATGATCGGTCAGAGCGTGGCCCTGACCCACAACGCCGCCCTGGTGGCTGAAGTTGTGGCCAATGGCTCGGTTCTGAAGACCTTTGCCAGCGCCACGGCCATCGCCGCGGGCGAGCCGGAGGACATCGTGTACAACAACACGCTGTCTTACTATCTGGAGGGCGACAGCAACGTGGCGTGGGTCATGCGCCCGCCGACGTTCGGCGACATCACCAGCCTGACCGGCAACGCGCGGCTGTACGCGGAGACGCCGGCCGGGTCGTTCAACCGGACGGTCATGGGCTACCCGGTGTACTTCTCCGGGTCGGTGGCGGCCATTGCGGCCTCGGCCAAGCCGGTGCTGTTCGGCAACTGGAACTATGTCGGGCTGTACGAGAGCCCGCAGATCACGCTGCTGCGTGACCCGTATTCGGTGTCGGGCATGGTGCTGTTGAAGTACCACTTCGCCTTTGATTACGGCACGTTGCAGAGCGGCGCGATCGGCTACGGCGTGCATCCGAGCGCCTAAGACAATCATGACCCGTGATGTACTGGTGTTCACGCCGGTGTACCGGCTGGAGCCCGAAGCGGTAGAGGGAGTGGCCGGACTGGTCTGGCCGGGGCCGCTATCGTGGCTGCTCCAGCGGGACAATCCGACGGAGAGCGGGCGGGAGAATATCCTGCACCAGTACATCCGGGCCCGTGAGGTGTTTCTGGCGGGGCGGTACGATGCGATGCTGGTCGTTGAATCCGACATCATCGTGCCGCCTGATACGCTGACGCGGTTGGCGGCATTGGAAGCGGACGTGGCCTATGGGGTGTACCGGTTTCGCAACACGCAGATCATCAACGTGTTTGAGCGGTATCCGGGCAATCCGCGCAATGAGGGCGAAAGCCTCAGCATTCACCCTGCCCTGCTGGCTGACGCCGTAGCGAAGGGCGCGGTGCCCTGTAGCGGCGGCGGGCTGGGGTGTGCGCTGATTCAGCGGCATGTACTGGAGGTGATCCCGTTTCGGATGGAAGAGACGGCCCACTGCGACACGTACTTCAATCGGGACGTGATGCACGCGGGACTCAGCCAGCGGGCCGATATGGGTGTGGTGTGCGGGCATGTCAGCGAACATGGCGAGATACAGTGGCCGCACCTGGAGGCGATAGCGTGATAGTACGAGCGATCAAGTCGTTTGTAGGCAAGGGGACGGATGGCGTCAAGTACCGGAAAGATGTCGGAGACGTGTTCGAGTTGCCGGTCGGGTCGGACTGGATTGATGCAGGGTTGGTTGTTCCCATGGATGACGGGCCGGAGACGGCGGCCACGCAACCGCCGGAAACGGCCGTCAAGCCGCGAGCGCGGAAACGAGGGTAAGCCATGAAGGCGGTACTGGTCACAGCCCCGGCCGTTGAGCCGATCACCATCCCGGAAGCACAGGCGCATTTGCGGTTGGACAGCCACGACGACAACGATTGGCTGGCGGGCGCGATTCGCACGGCGCGGCAACGGTGTGAGAACGTGACCGGGGTGAAGCTCATCACGCAGACGTGGGATCTGTATGCGGACCGGTTTCCCAGTGGCGGCGTGCTGGTGCTGCCCAACAGCGCCTCGCCGGTGGCGTCGGTGACATCGATCAACTACACGCCCCGCGACGCCGCGGAAACGGTGTTTGCGGCTGAGAACTACATACTCGACCGCTACGGGCAGCCGGCGTCTATCTGGCTGAAGAGCGGCAAGACGTGGCCGGGGGTCATCCTGGAGGTCGTGAATGCGGTGCGGGTGCGGGTGGTGCTGGGGTACGGCGCGGACGGGCTGAGTGTGCCGGCCGAGCTGATCGCAGCGATGAAGCTGATGATTGGCGACCTGTACGAGTACCGCGAGAGCAACTATCCGGCGGGGATGGTGGTGCCGACCAACGACCGCGTGGACGACCTGTTCCGCATGTTTGAGACGAGAACGTACTGATGAAGCGCGGCGCGGGACAGCTACGGCGGCGGGTATCGCTGCAACGGCCGACGACGGCGCAGGACAGCTACGGCGAACCGGTGACGACGTGGGTCACGGCGGCGACGGTGTGGGCCTCGGCTGAGCCGCTGGACGGCCGGGAGCTGTTCGCGGCGCAGGCGGTGCACGCCAAGCTGACGCGGCGGTTTGTCGTTCGGTATCGTGAGGATGTGGACAACACCTGGCGCGTGCTGTATGGGGGCCGGGCCTACCATCTGGTTCAGGACCCGATTGATGTGGGCGACCGCCGGGCGTATCTGGAACTGTTGTGCGAGGAGCCGGAATGAGCGGCTTTGTGGGCATGGACGACCTGCTCAATGACATGGGCGACTTTCACCGGCGCGTGATGCCTGACGTTGTGGGGCCGGCGCTGACGGAAACGGGCGCGTATGTGCTGACCGACGCCAAGGCCAACACACCGGTGGAGTCGGGCGAGCTGCGGGATTCGATCCGGGTGTTCACGAACGAGGTGAACCGCAACACTGCTCGTTTGGCGTGGGGGTCCACGCTGATCTACGCGGCGCAGGTTGAGGACGGCGGCAGTCGCAACGTGGCCCACCACATGATTGGCAACGCCAACGCAAAGGGCGTCGGGCAACTGGCGACGCGGCTGGAAGTCCTGATGAACCATCTGTTGGCGGGGTTGAACCTGTAATGGCAATTGAGACGACACTGGTCACGCTGATTACAGGCACGGCGGGCGTATCGGCGCTGATTGGCACGCGGATGTATCCGCGGCTGATGCCGGACAACGCCACGTTGCCCTGCGTCGTTTACGATGAGATGAACACGCGCACAGAGGTGCGGGCCGACGGCGACACGGGGCTGCGGGTGGGGCGGTACAAGCTGCACTACTGGGATCGCAGCTACGGCGGCATCAAGGCCGGGAAGGCGGCGCTGTTGGCCGCGATTAACGGGTATCAGAGCGGAGCCGTGGACCGCATTGAGGTCACGGACATGCGTGACGATTACGAGCCGGAAACCATGTGGTACCGGCAGCTGGTTGAGTTCGAGATCTATTACAGCGAATGAGGTGAATGATGGCAGGTACAGGACATGGACAGACGTTCACATTTGGCAGCACGGTGCTGCCCAACGTGGAAGACATCAAGTTCAACAGCAAGGGGCAGATCCTGAGCAAGGTTGTGGCGGACGCGGCTTACCCGATCACGGTGACGATCCCCGGTCTGGCGAAGTGGACGGTGACGTTCAATCTCCCGGCCTCCACGCCGCACACGACGCTCGGGGCTATTGCCCAGGGGACCAGCGGCACGATCGCCCACGACAAGGTGGACGGGGTGAAGCTGTCGGCAGCAGCGGGTTACGCGGCCGGGTATGACGTCAGCGCGCCCTCGGGCGGCTGGGTGACGGTGACGGCTGAGTTCACGGCCAGCGGCGCGATCACGGTTGCGGCTGAGACGGCCTAATGGCGAAGAGCACCACAGACCCATTTGGGCGAACACTGGTCCTGCGCGACGGGCTGCTACAGGAGGACGTAGCAGCCTGGGCGCGGGCCTATGTGCAGATGCCGCGGGTAGGGTTGCCGGAGCAGTGTCAGGCGGCGCTGCAGGCGGCGATTGTGGCCGGGTGGATCGACTCGCCGGAGACATCGGCGCAGCGGTTGGAGGACATCGCCACGGGCAAGGCCGAGACGGTGTATCTGTTCGACGGCGTGGACGTGCGCAAACTGACGGCGGCCGAGGTGAAGCACTACGGCCTGATGATGGACGCGCATTACACGGCGTTGACGACGGTGCCGAACCCAAAAAAGTGATTTTGGCGGTGGTGGACTACGTTGACGGCAACGGGGAGCCACCGCCGGAACTGGTGTTCTATTTCCATCTGAGAGACTTCGGCGACCCGTGGGGGCAGGGCTGGATGCGCTGGCCGCCAGGGGCGCTCATGGAGACATTGCTGGTGCGAAACGTCTACAACGCCTGGCAGGGCTATCGCATGGCTGAGAACCCGGTGCAGTGGTTGAACAAGCACCCGGCCGGGGCTGAGGTCGTGGGGCAGGTGAAGGCGCTGCTGCTGGCGAGCGAGCCGGAGTCGACGCGGATGGAACGTTGGGAGACCGTCGCGGGCAATATGTTGGCGCGCCAACAGTGGCAGCGAGTGACCGGTAGGTAACTATGGCTGACAGGCAAGTCAAGGCGATTCTGGCGGTTGACTACCAGGGCGAGTCGGATGTGCTGAAGGCACAGTCCGACTTGCGCCAGGTGGACGACGCGGCTAAGCAGGCCAACA